ACAGCTTTATTTTCTTCATATAATCTAAAATATTCGTTAGCATATTCATTTGCGTTAAGTAGCCCTTTTGATGGCTGCCCTACATCTGTTAATGCTTTGTTTTCTGCAACTCTGTCTGCTTGAAGCTTTTCTAAACCATTAGCTACACGTTGATGAGCGGCAATCGAAGCCCTTGCTAAGATTGCACCATCTTCACTCATTTTTGCTAAGTTTGCTTCGTAACCAAATTGTGATTTTGATAATCTTAAAGCTGAATTTAAACCTTCATCAGATTGCGCTTCCATAAGAGTAAGCAACTGGCTGTAATCTGCGCTTGATAGTTTCTTTTTAACACGAATGAGATCATCCATTGTGAAGTAACCATCAAGAACGGCTGCTTGTGCTTCAGCATACGTTTGTTGATCAGATTGATTGGCAAAAGGTCTGCTATTTTCATTGACTTCTTCACGAGCTAAAGGCCCAGTAGTTCGATCTAAATAGTTATTTCTGTTTAGAAAATCATAAATAAGTTCTTTATATTGCTGCGATGTAATTGCATTTTCTTCGTTAAGAAATAAAAGTTCTTGCTCATCTGTAAGCTCAACAAATTTTTCAACTTCAGTTTTTGTAAATCTAGGAACTGGCAATACGTTTCCATTGTCATCAAAATCATCTTCAATATTAAACAGTTTATTCTGGGCTTGTTTTAATTTGTTACCCTTTTTCCCATCGTCCTTAGCGTCAAGTTCTTTTAATTTTTTTGTGCGATCAATGGCCTGCTTTTTAGCGTTAAAAATAATTGTTTCTGCTTCTGCTTGTGAAACCTGTTCCAAAACAAAAAACGCATATTCGCCGCCTTCCAAATCATCTTGCAACCGATCAACTATTGCGTTTCGATCGCCATCAGTTTCAGCCATGTAAAGTTCTTCAAGAGCTTGAATTGATAATATTTTGTCTTGCACCCAATTTTTAACCGCACCATCTGCAATGTTCTTTTTAAACTCTGCAAGCTGCACAGTAACGGCTTCTGGATTAAATCGGCCATCATCAACGCCTTGGTTTAAATCACTTGTTATTTCTTTAAGATGATTTTCATATTCAGAAGATGATTTTTTTGGATCTGAAAGTATAGCAACTTTGTTTTCAAACTTTGATTTTAATGATGCCTGTTCTCGTTTTACTAAATTTTCATCTACAGCATTTCTAAGTTGAAATCTTAATTGTAATTCAGAATTTTTAAAACCAGAATTAAACTTTGCCTGAGCCGCTTGATTGCCTGACAATTTGTCAAAAAGTGTAAGCCGTATATCTTCAGACTCACGAACCCATTTGCTATCACGATCCATAACATTGGTAACATCTGGATCTTTTTCTAATTGAAATGCCAACTCTCTAAGCTGTGCTTCGCCTGATAATAATGTTTCGTTATATAAAATATTTGTAGCCATCTTCTGGCGTTGCACCATAAAGCTTGTTGCTGCTTGCATAGCCGTCAATAAGGGTGCTGCCTTATTAAGCTCAGCTTGAGCCATTGCGCCAGGGTTTTTACGAGCGGAAAAGCTAACGCCTGGGAGCGTATTGCCGCCACCTACCCTGCCTGTTTGATATACTGGTATTTTCATTAGCTAAAGAACCCTGCATTGTCAGCGGTTGTTGCAGCTGCACCAAAGCTTTGCAATAATGATACTTGCCCTTGTGATCGAGCAGAGGCCGCAGCCATACCGCCTTGCATACGGCTTAGTTCTGCATTGAGTGAAACCGACTCTTTGCGATCTTCTATCTGCAAATCTGTCATTGTTTTTTCAAACTTTAATTTATGCTGGTCATACTCAAACAGCCGTGCATTTTGGCGCATGACTTGGATAGGCGTGCCGCTTGATAATTCTACACCGCCATAGGCATAGTTGGCTCTAGCTTGCCCTTGTTGCTGGCGAAAGTTATAACGGTTTTCTGCGTCTGATTGCAGATAGTTTTTATTAACAATCTGCTTTTGAATATCCAGTAAATCAAGATCACGCTCTATAATATCAGCGTTAAACTCACCTGCTTTAAGAGCAGCTGCGGCTGCCTTATCCGCAGAACTTTTTGCCTTTGCTCCAGCTCCTAACTGAAGCAGCGCAATCATTGCACTTACTGCATCAACCATAAATAATCCTAAATATCAAATGTGTTAAGTCTTGGATAAAGAGCTAAGATCGTCATGGGCAAAGGCTGAGTTTGCTGCACATAAAGTGTTGCGTCATCATCAAAGCCACCATCAAATTCTATATCTTTATCACCTGTAAAAAGAGGAACAGCTGCATCCATACTCATTGAACTGTCACGAAACGGTATTCGATCTACCTTGTTTTCGTCCGTACCTACCTCAATACCAACCGTTCTAAATAATCTTAGAACAATGTTATGGATACGCTTTGGTTTGCCCTGAGATGTACCGTCAACAGATCCAGCCTCTAATCGCAGGGTTTGTATCTTACTTGTATAGCCTAATCCTACAGCCGCTGTGGTCACAGAAAAGTCTGTTGTTATACCGCCATCTGCCACGGTCTTATTAGAATGACTTGCGCCGTTTGCTAAAACAGAACAAGCCAAGCCTTTGAGATGATACAGTCCTGTAAGCGTAGTTGTTGAAGAACCGCTATAAGCCAAACCAGAATCAACGAAATGCGCTGTGGTGCTGACCGTACCAAAATCAAATGTTTTCATGCGCTCAATATAACGCTTTGTACCGCTGGCAATTGTTCGCTTTACAATCATATAAAGTTCATCTTCACCAGTATCTGTCGGAAGCACAGCAATGCTTTCTACCATTCCATGCGTATAAGTAGCGGATGCTAGGCTTTCATGTGTTCCTGTATATGTACCGCCAACTTCATGCTTGTGCCAGGCTACAACCTGTTCTTCACGCCTATAGGTCATGCCAAGCAAAACACCATCACCACGAATACACCAAACTACGCTGTCTGGTTCTTGTTGGTAGGCAAACTCCGTAATGCCGCCTTCTGTAATATGTTCTGCAAGGATCGTCATATCAGGAGCTTGATAGCCATTGGTATTTACATCGCCTGCATATTTAAATTCACGAACTTTGCGTCCACCACGCTGCACAAACAGTGTTACGTCAGCCGACTGCACAGGCGTTACAGATGCTGTGCCATAGTTGCTGTATTTGCGTATCAGCGTCGAAGTACTTGTAACAGGGCCATTATTTTCTGTCGTCACAATGTATTCTCCGCCCGACGTACCAATAGACAGCACGCGCGTCGCTGAGAGCCATCTAATACTTGATACAGTATTGGCCGCTATGGTGTAGATCAGACCGTCAGACGCTCCTGTTCCAGTGGTAAAATTATCGTAGTCAGCCGTCTTAGAAAACCACAGCGTCTGTGGATTGTTATTTGTGTTTGCAAACACCAGGCGTTGCTCAAAGAATGTTACCACAGATGGGAAGTTATTAGAACTTGTTAAAGCTGGATTGCCGCTGGTTTCTGTAATGGTAGGCGTGGCAAATGTCCATGCCGTGTGACTTGTTCGTGTGAGCGTTCTGATTGCATAACTTGGATGCACAAGAAACATTGTGTCTGCACTTTGAGCAAAGCGAATATCTGGCAAGTCAGCTTCACCATAGGGCGATGCAATTTCTAATATTGCCTGGACAGCTCCACCGCTGCTGTAGGTTGTGAAGTTTGTTGTATTAATAGCTGTGCCATACAAATCTGTAAGCGTGTAAGTATTAGTTGTGACATTCGCCACACGATAGTTTCTGCCGTTTAACTCAGTCATGCCAGCAACGCTTATAAGAAATATTTCATCGCCGTTGCTAAATCCATGCGAGTTGCTAGTAATCACGCCAGGGCTTGCTTTTGTTATAGCTGTAATGGTTTTTGTTGTTCCTGTTAAAACCTGAGATCCATTGCGATACACACGCATTTTGCTTACACCAAATTCCAAGATGTAAGTATCTGTAGTTTTAAACACAAAGGGTATAAGTCTGCCTTTTACAGCAGATGATTTAATTTCGCCGAGGTATTCCGTGCCTGGTCTTCGTGCTGTACCGCCATGCGGATGCACAACCATATTCGTGCAATCCTTCAGCCCTTCAGCATATTTCGATATGTTTGTTCTGCCTTCCAAACGTGGCGATATTTCACCAGCCGTGAAACTGGCTATTGCTGGTGCAGAACGAGCCATTCTTTAAAACCTTGCTTCAATAAAGTTGCTTGCTTCAATTCGTTGAGAAGCCCCTTCTGTTGCATCAATAAACCGTGCTTCTTTTAGTCTATTTTGATACATGGCCGCCATCACCTGTATTAATGATGTTGAACCTGTAATCGAATAGCAGGCATCTTGAGCAAGCCTCGCACTAAGCGTAGAAATAAGATTTGCATCATATTCATTTGGATCTGTCACTCTTGCGATATACTTAATTTTAGCTGTCTTTTCATCTGTAAGAAGTTTACGTCCTTCAATAACAAATACAGGCCCACCCGAATTGTTAGTCATATTATCATAAGGATATGTAAGCGTACCATTACTAAATTCTAAAACTCGTAGACTGTAAGGATCTGTTGGCAGCGCATATTGATGATTATAACCAAATTCTGGCACAGCTGTTTCTTGCGCTAAATCTGCTCGTCTAATTAGACTGTTCCAAGGATGCGCCCGAAACACATCATCACGAGTACGCTCAAAGAGCTGATTCATAATACGCCCAGCTTTTGAGTTCTCATCAAGTGTAGATATATTGGTTGCGCCAAGATGATTTAGTGCGCCGTTAACGATGCTAACATTAGAAGCCATGTGTTTTTCCTAAAAAAAAGAGGGGAGCAAAATGCCCCCCACTTTTATTAATCTATGACGTATTCCATCTGAACAACGACGACTCCAGTTCCAGATCCACCAGCGAGAGTGGCTGTTACTATGAATCCGTTTTCATCAGCGTCAATAATGGAGTTTCGGCCTAGTGCAACAGTTGCACATATATCTACAACTTGTAGACCTGTAGAAGCAGCTGCGGCTTTAAACTCATCCGCATCTAATGCTACAACCGTACCATTCTTGTTTTTATACGCCGCATGACCGACGGATAAAGTTGTGCTTGAACCAAGAGCAGCATGAGAAAGTTCACCTCTGATAATCCTTGCTCCGTTTGGGAGTTTGAACATCTCAATGACTTCGTTTGCATCTAATGATTCAGCTGTGAAAGAACCCCTAGCGTAACGAACTCTACCACCAAATTGGTTAGTATTGTTCATAACAGAAGGAGTTGCACGACTGTTTGTTTGTTCTACTGAAAAAACTGTACCCATGATTTATCTCCTTTCCATTATTCTACGCAAGCAATTTCTACGACTTTTTCTTCTTCCATACGGGAAGCTCCAAAAGAGGCGCAGTAATATACTTGGGTGGCGAATGATTTATCAGCACGTTCTTCTATGCGTGATGTCACATCCTTGTTCAAAGCGAGCATACATCCGTCTTCAGCCCAGGCATAACAAAGTCTGTTCGTGCCATCGTCACCAAGACGGTTGCTAGTAATAAAAGTAAAGCCCAAAAATTCTGAAATTTCTCCTTGAACTAAAGCCTTTACAGTATTGAAATCACTTGATGTTACGGCTGTAAGATTAAGTAGATCCTCAATTTGCTCAGGTGATACAACAATGTATCTCTTAATGCTAGGATCAACAGATTTTGCATCAAGCAATTTTTTGGCCGAAACCAATTTTGCTTGAGTCAATCCAGCTGAACCATGTGCAATTTTTTGTGTTGACGGCAAAGCAAGTCCTGTTGCGCCATCTTTACCAGTTTGAGATGTACCACCCAAGCCAGCAATTATGACATCATCAATCGCTCTTCCCATCGCCGCCGCAGCTGCTTTGGCATAAGTTGATGTTGGATCAATTAGTAATTTTACTTTATCTCCATCATCGATGAGGTCAGCATACTCATATTCTTGCATTGTAATCATACGTCTTGTATGGGGCGTATCCATAAGCGGTGTGTCTGCGTGTCTGCTCGTCTTTGCGACAGCAGCGGCTTGACCCACTTGATCGTGAAAGCTTTTTTCACCAGTTACAGATTCTGTAGAAACAGAGTCTCGTAAAAGCGAACCCATTTGCTGAGATAGCATTTGGACATTGCTTGAAAACTGGTTTACAAATGCATTAGTTATTGTCGTACTCATTTAAGTACTCCTTCTAAGCTGTTGAAATTTATAATTTATTTGCGTTCAGATTGTCCGTGTGGGTCTGACTGTTGATAAGGTCAACTACTCCAGCACACGCAGTGCTATGACGGTATGGGGCTATCGCTTGTCCACATTTTTTTATAAGACTATGTTCTCTTCTGGGTGAACATAAGCAAATAATTCCTGTACCTTCGCCACAACTTTATCATGCTCAGGGTGATGTTTATTCCAGTACGGCCCATTACGGTCTGCCTGGATTATATCTATTTCGTCTTGTGCATCTTGCGGAGTCATAGCGTTTTCCGTTGCTACGCCGTCAAGATCGTCTTCTGCTATTTCATGTGACATTTGTTCAAACATACGAATAATATCAGGATGATCGCCAAGCATTCGGCCGTCAGCAAGCCGTATATTACCAAGGATGTTATCCTCTGAAGTAGGATCGCCCTTTGAGCCAAGTAGATATTTTGCCGTGGCCTGCGCTCGTTGTACCTTTTCTCCAAAAGCTTTTCCGTACTCAGCTCTTAGTTCGGTTTCTGTATCGAGCTTGGCTTGCTCACGGTAGGCATCAAGTTTTCCATTGGCAGCCTCTGTTTGAGATTGCATGAACTGTGCAACGCTTGCAGCTTGCTTTTGATTTAAACCAGCCGCATGAATGGATTTGCGAAACCCATCATCTTCGAATATCTCAGGAAGACTTACATCGTAATCCTTTATATCGGCTGGACGGCCAAGCTTATCGTACACTCTTGACCAATCATCATCTGTAGAATTGTTTCCTGGGAGCGGTATTTTATCGGCTCCAACCATACGCTGGGCATGGACATAAGATTTTGCTAAAGATCCAACATCATTGAAATTCTTGAGTGATGGATTGCCTCTGAGATCTTCTGGAAGTGAGTCTTGAAAACTCGCTGCTGGTGGTGCGCTTTCCTGAGATCCAGTCTCCTGGGTTGCCTCTGCTTCGCTCATACGTTCTCTCCTTTGTTTTGCTCTGTCATTAAATTAATTATTGTTAGAATTGCGTACCGCTGGCCTTCCAAGAAAGCCGACTCATGCGGATCACCTGGTTGATGCGTTGTTTGATTAAAATTAAATCTTTTTTTAAGGTCATCCAAAACAATCGTGCCATCGTCGCTCGTAAACGTGCGGCGGTAGTTTAGTTTTAATTCATCAAGTTTCATTGCTGCTGCTGCGCTCCATCTACCGCTTTAATAAATGGGGCAACGGCCCCTGCATTTTCAGCCGTCTGAGCCGCTTGCTGCTGCTGAGCGGCCTGTTGTTCTTGCTGCGCTCTTTGCCGCCTTAACTGGGAAACCTGTTCATCTGAGCGCACAACTGAAGCTGGCATTCCAGTAGCATCAATTAAATACTTCGTAAGACCATCAACATCTAAATAATCCGTGACAGGTGCAAATTCTGCTGTCTGCATTAGCACTTCCAAGCCACGCATTATCGATTGCAAATCCGTAAGCTTTTGAGCTTTGGCCAGAGGCGATACATATTCAATATCTATATCTGTTCCTTGTAAACTTTCTGGCGGCAGAGGTAATGCCCCTGATCTTAACATTAACGAAAAGCAACGGCCAATGAGCGGCTGCAATAATTCAGACTGCATTCTGCCCAGAACTGGGCCTAGCATCCTAAGCCTTTCTTCGTTTCGCTGTAAGATTTCTGTAGCCGTCATAGCTGGCCCATCATTTGAAAGGAGCTGATCTACATAAAACGCCTGGCGAATTGCATTTCTGCGCTGTTCTTCCATTGCCAAACCCAGCGGATTGTTTGCATTGATTTGCAATGGCTCCAAACGATCTCTTGTGCCAGATCGATAGAAGTTTAATGACCCAGGGCTTGTCCTTACTGGCAACATAAACCCATCATCAGGAACCATTAATGCGGGATCTATTTGTTTTTGCGCTGCTCTGATTGTGACTTCGCTCATTTTATTAAGCATTTTCACATCACTGAGCGTAGACATTGCTGGGCTTCGGCCATAGGAGCTGACCGAATCTTTATTAAATCGGCAGACCGCAATCGGCATTTCATCAAAGCCTGATTCACTTAAAACGGTCTTTGTGTCTTTGTCGTAATAAATCGATGCAATGGGTTTGTTTTTTGCTAATTTGCCAATGCCTTCTTCCCTTGGAAATAAAACATGAATAATAGAAAACTCTTTAAAAACATCCTCTTCTAAGGCTTTCTTAACAGGTTCTGGGATATTCTTTTCGCCAAATCTCTGGTTCATAGCCCTCGCTGTCATCTTAAATTTACGATAAACTGTGTCTATTCTGCCTTGCATATTCTCAGAAATAAAAAGTTCTGCAATATGCCTGGCTGAAAATCTTAATCCATCTTCATCGGGTTCTATAAATATACCAGCCGTACCAAATACCACTAGGTCATAGTAGAGTTCGTGGATTTCTGATTGAAAGTTTGAGCGATTGAACGCCTTATACATAGCCTTTGAGCAGGCTTCCAACCATTCGTTAGCCTCATCGTTTTCATTAATCTGATCGTTTCTATATCGCAAATTAAACCACGGCACAGATGGCGAGGTTAGCATTCCATGCAGAGATGCTGCTAATAATTCCACAGCGTGTATGGCTGTTGAATCATATATCAATTCCGTACGCTTATCGCCTTCAGATCTATTCTTTGTAATGTCGGCTTTTCTTGGCAGCATATAATCAGCGCAGTCTTGCCAGTGATGCTCAAACACACTGCGTTGTCGCTGCAAGGTTTCAAAGCGTCTATCCAGGCTTAATACCTGATCGGTAACTTTCGCCATTCTATTTCCTTTTGCTTCCACGCATGGACTTGCCCTGCTTTCGGCCTGCCGCTTTTTGATCCAGCCTGCCCATTGGTGATACTGTCATTTGCATCATGCTAGGCTGCGGTGATTTCTTGCCCATACGCCCTGCAAGATTTCTTGGTTTTTTCTTATTTATCATTTCTTAGCCTTGTTGCGCTTGGATATGGCTTTTGATTTGCGCCGTGCTTCTGTCTTACTGCTTGCGCCCCAATCATTTAGAGATTGCAGCAGTGGCGTTTTTTTGCCGCCTTTGCGCTCTGGCCCTGGCATATTTCCCATACGTCCTAAGAATGCCGCACGGCGTGGATTGTCACCTGATTTAAC